ATACAACGCCCACGTATGGTGGGCGTCATAAGTTGTTCGTACTATTTTCATGTTGCCCTCCTCTCTCAAGATTTTTATGATACTAAACTAATAGTGCCTGCACCATTGGACTAGCTTTCGGTCTAAGTTGACCTACTGGCTTCGTAGTGTCCTGTGGGGAGCTCTTAGTCTCCAGTGCGGGCATAAGTTTATAACTCCTCTGGATATGTTATATCTTTAATAGAGTTTTTTGGTTCCCATTTATTTATCATCCCATCTATCCACCCAAGATGTCTTCTGATGAAACGGCCATATTTATGGAGTCCATAAAGATCTGCACAGTTAAGGTCATTCTCTCCAGGCGTGAAGATGTGAAGCATCTCATATGCTTGACAGAAGATACAAAGATATAGGTCTTGACAGCGCTTCGTTACGTAAGTGTATGTCGGGAAGCCGTCTTCATCCAGTGTTTTCTCTGGATACTCACGTAGAGAAAAGGCCTTACAACATTCTGCTTTGCCTTCTGCTACCAGGTTCCATCTTTCTTGGACTTCATCTATGGTCATTATGATGCTCCTTTAAGAGAATTTCTCTACTCTTGGAAAAATCTTTTTGTTTTTATCTCTTCAAAAGACTCTTTTATCGAAGATAAAGAATGTTCTGGTTCCCAGTTTGTCATGCCTATTGTCCACACGATGTGGCGCCGAATGTATCTGCCATAACCTCTTCTGCTAAATAGCTCACCGCAAGAGTGAATATTTTCACCAGGCATAAATATCTGTAGTAGCAGACTGGCCTGGCAGGAGCGACACAAGAAACTGTCTTTGCATCTCTTTCTTTCTTTAAAGGCAACAGGATATCCGTCTTCATCGTAGATATACTCGTCTGGGTCTATTTTTGTGGTTAGAGCGTAGCAACAACTGATCAAGCCATCTGCGGCTATGTTCCATCTTTCTTGGACTTCGTTGATATTCATTATGCCCCCATTATTACCATCAAACATTAGTGATTAACTTCCTCTACCGGAGTTATGCTTTCCTCTGGCAGATAGGTCATTGCGTCAATTTCGGGAATATACACAGCGTAGACAACACGACCTTCTGGAGATACATAATCAGTCTCAATCTGGCCTGTTAAGATATAGCTCTCAATAGGATCTACACCCTTGAAGCAAAAGGTAGTAGTATACTTGACGTAAGTTCCTTTTTCTAAGACGTGCATAGCTGCCTCCTATTAAAGGTTGATTGAACCTTTGCCAGCATCTTGAGTGAGTAAGAGATTCTCCATAGTCTGCTCTAACTTGAGCAGCTCTTCTTCGCCTACTTTTCCATACTCACCACCAGTAACGGCGGCGAGTTGTTTCAAGAACTGTTCATCAAAGTCATAATAACCTTCACCGATGCCAAGACAAGATATCTTGACTTCTCTCATCTCAGCTTCTTGGACGATCTCATTTGGATGGGCATCTGTAGGTTTGCCGTCCGTGACGAGGATGATGTGCGTAGGAGACATCCCCCATGCTAACATGAGGCCTTCAAGCATAGGTGTCGTGCTCGTAGGCTGGTGATGATGAATATCTTCTGGAAGTATCTCTGTGGCATGGTAGTCGGAGAACTTAACTATTCTAGCCTCTGGATATTTCTCAATAAGGTTAAGAGTTGCCTGTTTAAGATGATCTATCTTCTGCCCATACATGGAACCTGAAAAGTCTAGGCAGAAAACGATTCCTTTTCCTCTGTTGGAGTTAATTGTTAACTTGTGCTTGAGGGTAGAAGGTAGTTTGACCTTCCTGCCATTGGCCTTTAACTTAGCTATTTGATGTTTGATAGTTAGATCCTTGTTCATTGTCTAGCTCCTCTTTGGCGGTTTGATTCTTACTGCGATTGTCTCTCTTGGCCTTTCCGGCTCCACTCTTGCCGGCTCCACTGCTGTCTGCTCTATCACCTTCTCTTCGTCTTCTTTGCTTTCAAGACAAAAACAGAATTCCTCGCCTTGAGAGAATATGGTGTTATAAAGATAGACAGGCGTTCTAAGATAGGCCTGCCTTACGTGATCTTCATAGTAAGGAACAAGTTTCTTTCCTTTCCATGAGGATATCTTTGCTGTGGTCTTGTACTGCTTTTTGGCCCATTCGACTATGATTGAATAGGCTTCATGAGGAACGTATATCTCATTTCCTGGATAAGCTCTGTGCAGGTCATCCAAGAGTGTCTTAAGCATTATAAGACTCCATTATCTCACGGTAAGCTTCTTGAATCTCTTGGCACTTCTCAGTATATTGGGCCTTGAGATCAGGGTCTTGTACACGGTCTGGATGATACTTTCTCATGAGAGTTTTATATGCTGCCTCTACCACTTCTCTTTCTGCCGTAGGGACAACTCCTAGGATATCATGGCTAGTCTCCATGATGTCTTGCAATCCATGAATGTCTGGGAAGTACTTCATGGCGAGATCAAGAAATTCTGGAAGGACGTCTTGAGATAGCTCCCATCTCTTTCTTTCTGTGTTCCAGACCCTCTTAGTAGAGTTGAAGAGGGTCAAGAACTCTTGCTTGAATTCTTTATTCTCAGGGGCATAGAAGACTATATGTCCCTGAGAGTTTATCATGATTCTTGCAGCAGATTCTATTTTTCGCTGGGCCTTTTGTCTTCTGGTGCGTCTGTAATATGCCATGATTATTCACTCCCATTCTTGGCTTTATTCAGAAGGAAGTTAAACATGGCCTGAGCCTTTTTTTGATCGATCCTTTGCTTTTTCTCTTTAGGGAGTGTAGGTGGAACTGGAAAGTGTGTTCGGTGGTAGGTGTCTTCACCATGTCTAAGCAGAGTCATAGCTTGGTGCCATTCCTCTGCAAGCTTGTTATGTAGGGCAGTATGATAAGCTATCTGCCCTTGATGATAGTCCAATTTTGTCTTGAGCTCTCTAACGTATTGCTCTAATTGCGGGCGGGTCATGGTCTCGATGCTTCTCATGTCTAGCTTTCTCCCTGGCAAGAGTTTTTCTTTGATCTTAGACCTATTATACCATGCCTTTGCGCAATGTCAACCCCTAAAGTGAAAATTTTTTCTTTAATGAAATCAGGCATTTAGAACCCGATTGGAAAAATCTAATGATTCTAATAACTTTCACGTTTGGTCAGACCAATTTTTCTGAAAATTTCCCCAATAAAATCAACCCCTTACACGTTTTCTTGAAAATTTTTAGAAAACGCGAAACCTATTGAAATCATTAGAAAAACGAGAAGTTTTCTTTTCTGGTAAATTCGCTTTTCGAGCTATTAAAACTTTTAATACCTTTTGACGTTTTTTGTCACTTAATAACACAATATTACAATATTATAATATTCTCATTAATTAATAAAAGAAAACTTAATAAAATCAATCACTTATCAATCCCTTCAATTTCCCCAACAATTTCAACCCCTTACCCGACTGACATTTTTTGTCACCTCTATTAAATCTTTTAACCCCAAACCCTTAAAACTTTTTACACCTGCGAAGCTTTTTCTCCAGAAAAGAAAACTTGGCGATTTCCCAAATATATCAACAACTTTCACGTTTTCTGATTTTTTCCAAGAAAACTTGTAACCCCTTGAAATCCCTCGAACTTTTTCGGGGAAAATTGGTCAGACCAAACGCGTAAACCCTCGAAATCCTTAGACTTTTCCTAACCCCTTGAAACCCTTGGCTTTTCCGGCCTGGCTGGCCTAAGATAACCTCTTGGTGACCTCAAAAAAGAAAAACCCCTGGGAGCATCTTAACTTCCAGGGGCTCGAGAGATTAACTATCTAGGTTTTAGTCAATTGGGCAAGGCGCCCCGTGCGCCTCATAGACTTCCCTCATCTTGGCCTGAAACTCATCCTGACTCGGCATAGTACCCTTGGAGATATGATTTTCCATAAGCCACTTCTGCACTTCTGCCGCCGCCTTCTCTGCGGCTTTCTCAAGTCTCTTTTGCCGTTTATCAGGACTTTCGTACCTCTCCATCAGTTGTGAAGATAAGTCGGCTTCAGCTATCGTCTTGAAGCCGTGCCTGTAGACCTTGAGGACATAGTCTTGATCGATAGTGCTCAGCTCTTCGACTGACTCTGGCACTTCGACAGTGGCATATACCACCGCCTTACGGGCACCAGTGTTTCGGCACTTCACTTCATAAATGCCATCTTGCACTTGGCCCTGGTCGTCAGTTGCCTGCTCAATTGGGCTAAGATCCCAATCAAACTTGGGATCTTTTCCCTGTTTCCTGAGATCCCGCAGTTGACCATCATCAAAACGATACTGCCGCCTGATCTGTACCTTTTCCATGACTATACTCCTTTTGTTTGGGTTAATAATAAAAAAGGGCTAGCCCATTACAGGCTAGCCCTAAGACTCTTATTTATCGCTCGTCAGGGTCTCGCCAACGGCACGCTTGAAATAGTCTTTCTCGCCGTCATCAAGACGTTTCCACTCTTTGGCGAATTCCGCCGACGTCATCTCGAAAAACCTTGCGATGTCCTTCAGAGTTGCATCTGCCATAGCCCTACTCCTTTCTGTTAAAAGTTAATAATAAAAAAGGGCAACCCATCTTCCCCGTCGGGTTGCCCTGTCGCCGCCTCTTTCACCCCACCCAGCGGCGGCTCACTGGGTGGCAGGGTTCGTGTATTATAACGTCACGTCCCGGGCGCTTCTGTAGGCCCGAGCTATCTCCCTCAAAAAGGCAATTGTGGCTCCTCTCTGGTGAGCCACTACTGCCTCTACCACGTCCAACAATTCTGCGGGGTGAGCATAAAACTCACGCCCACAGCAAATCTCGCCTTGGTCGTGTGTCCACCGGGACTTTGCGTCCCAATGGACTTGGCCCTTCTGGTTACAGATGTTGCACTTCCGCCGGACGAGGATGAACTCCCCGTCGGCGGTTACAAGGCGTCCAGCTCTGTCACGCCGAACACCGCCACGCTCCCTCGCGAAGGCCTTCAAATTGTTCATTTTCTTCCTCCTGTCGCACCAGGTGTCCGCTGGTGCTGTCGGCCTGCCAACCTTGCCCTGGCAGGTGGGCGCTTTGGGATGGCCCTCTCGAGCCGCCCCCAATTTCACCCTCATTATACCATGCCCAAACCCCTTGTCAACCCCTTGAACCAAAAAATTTCGCCCCGCTTGCGATTTTCCTGGATGCAATTTTCATCTTACTCTATCTTGACCAATTTCTCAGATCATCTTAATCTATCACCATCCCGCCCAGGGTCATCTTCCTAGGATTCCTACTCTCATCATCCCAGCAGCTCACTAGGGGCCCCTTGGGGGTTCGGGAATCATGCTCCACCGGCGGGGTAGAGAGGGGTCCACTCCCCCACCATAAATAAAATTTTTCACCACTACATAATTACGCAATCTAAAACACTTGACAGGGGTGGAGCCCTAGGGTAGAATGGAGTAAAAAGGGGTGGAGAGGGAGATTACGTAAGATGATAGTAGTTAAGGACTTAAGGTCACTAGGGCTGGATGATAAGTTGGTAGAGGTGGTAGAAGATCTCTTCAGGGGGTTTGGAGAGATGGTTATTACTTCTACTCTCCGGCCAGGTGATAAGGGGGTGCATGGTACTGTTCCGGTTAGAGGGATTGACTTGAGGTGCCGAAACATAAGTTTCGGGAGATTGGTAGAAACTTTTATTAACAGCCGGTGGGTTTATGATCCAAGGAGGGAAAGTCTCGCTGTCTGCATTTGTCATGATACCGGAAGGGGCCTGCACCTCCATCTTCAAGTTCATCCAGAGACAAGGAGAAGATAGGGATGGGGTTTTTATCTTGGTTCGGGTTAGGGAAGTCAGTTAAGGCCGTAGAGACGGGAGCAGATGTTGTTAAGACCTTTACGGATGGAATTGTAGATGGTCTAGATGCTCTCATTTATACGGAAGAGGAAAGAGCCAAGATGAGTCAGAAGGGGGCGGAGACTCTTTTGGAGTTTTTTAATGTTTTTGCGAGAGAGTCATCTCCTAGGGCGTTGGCCAGAAGAGCACTTGCTGTTAAGACCTTTGATGCTTTCTTTGCTCTTATTTTCTTGGGTGTTGTCTGTAGGATTTTCGGTGTAATAGAGCCGAAGTTAATAGACGTTGCTAAGGATCTCATTAGTCTAGCAACTTCCGGCATAGTTGGTGGATTAGTTCTCTCTGTCGCAACAACTTACTTCGTACCTCATCAGATCAGTAAGATTTGGAGAGGTAAAAATGCAAAAGATTAGTGGAGTGTCAGGAGTACAGTTGCCAGAGCCTTCTAAGAAGGAGACGCCTCAACTGGAGCCTACTCAGGATCTTGTTGGGTTGATAGAAGATAGTGGCATCCGCTACGGCACAGCTCCGCAACATAATCGCTTCGCCATGAGAAAGGGCGGCTGGAATCCAAAGGAACTTTCTCCTTTCATGCAGCGTATTATGGATATCCAGCTAATGAACCCTTCTCTCAAGGCTAAGGAGATAGCACGGCTTGTAGGTGTTTCTAAGAGCACCGTCTCCAGAGTTATCTCATGTGACATGTATCGCATGAGATACAAGCAGCGCCGTCTAGAGATAGAGAAGATCCTTGATGAGACTACTGCTAGAGAAGTCAAGAAGTTCCGAGAGCTTCGAGATAAAATGATCGAGCTTCATAAGGAACTTATTGAGAAAGATCCTGCTCAATATGCTGGGAAAGAGCTTGAATATGAGAAGCTGAGACAGAGGAGCATTTCGGAGATTCTTCGTCTCTCTGCTGAAGAGCTTAGGCATCTTCAGGGGAAGATTGATAACAATGGTAACGGGCAGGGTAAGGAGAGTTCTGTAGAGACAGGTGTGGAGTTGGATCTTTCTGATCCCAATGCGGCATATCTTCGTGTCGTCAGTCGCTTCAGGAAGGGGACTAAGTAGTGGCTTACTTGTATCCAAAAGATAGGGAAGAGAATATCATCTACAGAGATGAAGTTCTCCGTCTTGCGGATAAGGATGATGCTTTTAGAGATCTGGAGAAGAAGAAGTTCTTTTCAGATATTCTCTATGCTTTCAATGTCTTCTTCTGGACCTACGATCCACGGGTTCCACCTCACCATCTTCCTTTCATTACTTACGACTTTCAAGATGACGCGATTTTAGAAATCAATCAAGCAATAGAAGATGGAGAAGATTTGCTCATAGAGAAATCTCGTGACATGGGTGTGAGCTGGATAGTAGTCTCCGTCTTCACTTGGAGATGGCTCAAGAGAGAATCAGGAAATAACACTCTTGTCGGCTCGAGAAAAGAGGATCTTGTTGATAAGAAGGGGAACCTTGATACTCTTCTAGAGAAAGCTCGGTACCAGATTTACAAGATTCCTGACTGGCTAGTTCCTACTGGTTTCAACCCTCTTAAGCATGATAATCACCTTCAGTTATATAATCCCTCCAACAGTAATACCATCCAAGGTGAATCCACCAACGAACACTTCGCTACTGGTGGTAGGTATAGAGCAGTCCTCTTTGATGAAGCCGCTAAGTGGGGGGAGTTAGCAGAGGCAGCTTGGATCTCTGCTGGTGACTCTACTCCATGCAGGATTGCGGTATCTACTCCCTTCGGAATGGGTAATCATTTTGCTAAGTTGAGATTTAGTAAGAGCATCAAGGTTCTTTCCTTCCATTGGACTAAGCATCCTATTAAGTCTCAAGGAGCATATTGTGATCTCGTCACTAGAAAAGTGAGATCTCCTTGGTATGACAAAGAGTGTGAGAGAAGAAAAGCCACTCCTCTTGCCATTGGTCAAGAGCTAGACATTGACTATGTCACCTCTGGTTCTCCTGCTTTCTCACCAGAGTACATCAAGATAATAAAGACCAGATCTGAACATGAGGAAAAGGCTCTAAAGCCTTATAAACTCAACGTCAACTCTGGATTCCCAGTTGTTAGTCAAATTGGTAATATCACCATTTATAGACCTCCTAGAAAAAACTGTCAATATGTCATCGGAGCAGACGTAGCAGAAGGAGTTGGTCTAGGGGATTTCTCTGCGGCGATAGTCTTGAATCGTCATACGATGGATATTGATGCTGTTTATCATGCCAGGAGCAGTCCAGATACTTTTGCCTTTGAGCTTATGACTCTCGGCTACATGTACGCAGGTTGTGATCCTAGAAAAGCAGCTCTTCTTGCTATTGAATCTAATACCATTGGTAAGGGAACTGTCTTAAGATGTGATGAGGAGAACTATCCTAACCTCTATTATCACGTGAACGAACATCTTGCTACCAAGAAGCAAACCATGCGTCTAGGCTGGCTTACTACTAGACCAACCAAACTGATCCTAGTCTCCGAAATAGAGAACCATCTCTATAACTCTATGCAATTTGGATATTTCATCCCCATTAACATCTGTGAAGAACTTCTGACCTTTGTAGTAAAAGGTCAGAAGGGATCTATGCTCCGATATGAAGCAGATGATGGTTGTCATGATGATCTCGTCATGGCTTTAGGGATAACTCTTGCAGCTCATCAGACTGGTGGGGTTGTTAAGAGAAAGAAGAAGGAAGTAATTGCACCTGATGTCTTCCCGAAAATGAAAGAGCCTACTATTCATGAGCTATGTATGGCAACCATCAAGAGGAGAAGGATGGAATCACAGATAGATGAACATTTTGGATTAGATTTCTAGGAGGAAGAGATGCCCCCAAAATTTAGACTTGATGATTACAGTTATGAAGATTATGAGAGCATTACCGTAGGGAACACGGCAGTAGGGTTCACTGCTGGTAAGATTGCTCCTAGTGGTAATGTGAATCCTGTAAAAGCCTTCTGCCGTCTTGAGACAGCGCAAGTGAGATTCCGGATGGATGGAACTGATCCAACCAGTAGTGAAGGAATCTTATTGGAAGTTGGGGAGACTCTTGAAATTACAGGAGAGAAGAATCTTCGTAACTTCAGGGCCATCAGGACTGGTTCTACCAGTGGAGTCTTGAAGGTTCATTATGGATATTAAGAAGGAGACCCATCATGATAGAGGCGGGAAGTAGGGTAAATATAGCTGGAGTAGCCCCGCAGTTAGATGATACCGATAAGATTGCGGTGACTACTTACGCTTATGATGGTTCTGTGTGGAATCCAGTCACGTGTAATAGGAATATTACGGTCTTAGCAAGTGGGAATAGATCTAGCACAACTGCCAGTGCAGATCAGACGAATTGTGGGGCTGTTGGTGTTATTATCTGGTTTGACGTAACTGCTGTTCCTGGTGGAGATACTGTTCAGTTACAACTACAGGGCAAAGATCCGGTGAGTGAGAAGTATGTCACGATCTTACAAAGCGGTACTGTTAACAGCGTCTCAATCGTGCAGCTTGTAGTGTATCCAGGAGTAACTGACACTGCATCGCAATATGATGCAGAGAATGACTCACCACTTCCAAGAACTTGGCGAGTGAATGTTGTTCATTCTGGAAGTGGAACCTTTACATATAGCGTTGGCGCTTCTTATGTTCGTTAGGGGGTAATTATGTCTTGGAAATATAGCAAGGCAGTAAGGCAGGGTAACACTATAAGGGTTCTTCTGAAGAAAGGAAGAAACATCCAAGAACTAACTTGGTCTTTCAACCCCGAAGATGATCTAACCCAAGAAGAATTCTTGGCTATGGTTAAAAGGGAAGTTAAGTATTACCTTGACCACCTTAACAAACCTGGCGCGGAAGAAGATCTCACAGCGACCTTGAAGCCGTAGAGTTGGAGTTATGATTAACCAAGGCTTGATAGAGATAATCGGAAGAGACGTCACCTTTATTGCCGGATATGGTGTGAGGTGGGATAGCTCTAATGATATAATGACAGCAGGGATTATTAGTGGTGGGGAGTTCATAGTCTTTGATTATCAGAATTTTCCTGTTCAAGAACAAATGCGTCGATGCGTTACTACGCATGGAGCGTCTTTCGGAATAGAGTATTACCTTCACCCCGAAGACTCTACCTTGAAGGAAGATGGTAGTGCTGCTAATATAGATGGTACAGATGGTCAAGTGATGGTAGAGGTTCCTCTTTTTTATTACCTTATCTGCACTGATGGGAATTATAAGTATTTTCTTGTTGGTGAACGTCCTTTTTCTCTTATTCTTAGTGACGGAACTGAGAAAATTGCTAAGAGGCATGAGTGGTTTGAAGAAGGAGGGACTCTTAGTGACAAGAAGTACATTGGAGCTTTTGAGGGTGTACTTTACGATACTGGCACGTCTTCCTACGTAGATGGTAATGGTACTGGGCAGTATTCCTCTGGAGATAAAATTCATAGTGCTGCCGGATATATTCCTCTTACGAAGGAGACAAGAGCCACCTTCCGTGCTGGGTGTTCTGAAGATAGTGCCTATCACCAAATGGGCTACTGGGCACGTGAAGCAATTTTGCTTCTTTATCTTACTGAGTATAAATCTTGGAATTCTCAAGCAATGCTGCCTGGCTATACCGAGGGTGGTTCCTTCAACATGAACAAGGTATGCAAGACAGGCATTACCAAAGTTTTTGGCAACAAATCAGGTTCGATTAACTGGGAAGATGCCGATACTAGTCTTCGTTGTTCTACTGATCAGACGGGGAAAGTTGTTGCAAGCTCTTTCCGCGGTGTCGAAAACTTTTACGGGCATCTCTGGAAATGGGTGGATGGCATCAACGTTGAGTATGTTGGTAGCCCCCTTACTGATGCCAATGTTTATACTTGTAACGACCCCTCTAATTTCGCTGATAATACTTCCACAAACTATGTTGACGAAGGCATTGATCTGCCCTTGACGAGCGGTTGGCAGCGAGATCTTCATGATGGGTGTCTACTTCCTTCATCTGTTGGGGGAAGTTCATCTACTTATATTACAGACTATTTTTGGGCCGGCGGGTCTGCTGGGTGGGGCGGCGTCCTATCGGCGGGCAGTCTGGCTCAAGGCGCGTATGCGGGGGCCGCGGCGTGGGCTGCGAATGCCTCTTCGTCCTATCGCGATGTGAATATCGGTGGTCGGCCGGCTGCTTAAGATGGAGACATCATGAAAACAGTAAGTGATCAGTATCCGAAAATAGAAAAACTTCAGGGAAAGATCTTATTTCCTCATAACATCCAAGAAGTAACCATCACAGACGAAGATGGTTCACAGCGAACAGTATATGAGTACGATCTTCTTTTCGTGCCCGATCATGGACAGTTGATTGATGACTATGATAGATTTAAGCTAAGTAACTATCGCGACCTTCGTCGAGTAATGTATGCCGATTGGAGAGAGCAGCTAGACATGTTATATCATGGAACTTGGGAAGAGCATATTATGAGTGTCAAGAACCAGTTCCCTAAACCAGAGGAGGGACAAATATGGACTGGAGAACAGGAGTCTTCTGTCTCTACATCGCAACCCAAATCTTCGATTTTGTCTCAACTAGGATCGTTCTTAAAAAAGGTGGTAGGGAGTTGATGCCGGTGATGAGAGGGCTCTTTAGGGTTCTTAATATGGATCTTGCCTTGATGATAAAGAGTATTTTTACTCTAGCCATTGGTACGGCGCTTTATTATTTTGGTGATGATTTCAAAGCTACTGAAGTTGGTCTTTATGTTCTTACCATGTTTTACGTTGTTGTTTGCATCAATAACTTTAGAGCAATGAGGGCATCGTGATGGAGAATATGTTTTATGTCTTTTTCTTCGGCTATTTGATTCTTGTCATCGTATTTGTGTTCTTTGCATTTAGGAGATATGACAAGATTATATCGCTCCATCGCCAGATGAACAGGGAGCTTAGACAGCAACTAGAGAAGACTCTTAATAGACTAATGGCAGTAGATTATGAGAAATTAGCAGAAGTAGATATGAGAGCCAGGGCAGAAGCCCTTGCAGTATGGCATACAGCCGCTGCGACTAATGAATACTCTGATCTTGATATCCAAGAGCCTTACGAGGTAAAGGTGAGAAAGGATGCCATCACTAGCACAGAAGATTAAAGATAAGATCGACGAACATACGAAAGAGAAGCTCGTCAATATGCAGCTTGGTGCATTCGTGACTGAGAAGTTCGATGCAGCCAAGACTATGAGGCGAGTTCTTGAGGTGAAGTGGTATATTGTCAGATCCTTTCTTAGGAATGAGCAATATATCTTCTGGAACAGAGGGACTGGGAATCTTGAGAGACATAGAGCAATTGATCCTCGCAGAGTGAGGATGGTTGATAATAAGATATTGCACTATGTCAGAAAACAGCAATCAGCATTCTTGAGACTAAGGCCGAAGGCAGAAGTTATTCCTAATTCATCTTCTCAAGAAGACAGAGATGCTGCGAAATTAGGTACTCAGGTCTTAGAGCATCTTCACAGAGTTCTTCAAGGTCCAAAGGTTGCTAGAGATGTTGTTAACTGGGTTACATCTACTGGAAATGCGTTTGTGGTAGATGGTTTTGATGAAGATAAGAATGAGATAGTTCTGGAAGTAGATTCTCCCTTCTGCTGGTTCGTGCCAGCTCATAGTTTTGGACCTTGTGAGGTTCAAGATATGCCTTGGATTATTCGGGCGAAGATTAGGACTCTTGATTGGATTAAAGAGAAATATGATTTCGACGCCACAGCAGAGAGTTTCACAGCGGATCAGACTCTTTTGCTTCTCTTAAGGGATCTTGATGAGACTGGAGCGGCTATTGAATCTAGTGCTATCCCGTCTGCCATTGTGAAGGAATGTTGGATAAAGCCGAATCCGAAATATCCTAAAGGGGCGTATGTTGTTACTGTTAATAATAAGGTAGTGCATAGAGATGCTATGCCTAATTATGGTGATAAGGAGAAGCCGATATATGAGTATCCCGTGACGCACTTTAGGGATATTGTCATTCCAGGATTCTTCTGGGGAATGGCCACTGCTGAGGCAGCTATTCCTCTTCAGAAGGATTGGAATAGGATAAGATCATCTATCATCGAGTGGACTAGATCTATGGCAAAAGGAAAATGGCTCTCCCCTAGAGGAGCTGGATTGTCGTCTACTGCCATAGATAATGAACATGGAGAGGTGATAGAGTTTGATGTTATCAGAGGAGTCTTACCTCAACAGGCAAGGATAGTTCCTTTACCTAATGCGGTCTTTAATGCGCTTCAGTTGAATAAAGAGAGCTTCATGGATCTTTTTGCTCAACATGAAGTTACTCAGGCCACAAATCGTAGTGATATTCGGTCTGGCCACATGGTGGCGTTGCTCTTAGAGCAAGATGCCTCAGCTCATGCAGCTACTTATCAGGACTTTGAAGATAATTGGGCAAAGTTGTGGAAGCATGTTTTGCTTCTAGTGAAGAAGTTTTATAAAGATACTCGTTATATTAAGATTCTTGGTGCAGGAAGAGAATGGGAGATCAAAGAGTTCAAAGCATCTGATCTTAAAGATAACACAGATGTCTTCGTAGCAACTGGAGCACACTTGCCAGAGAATAGACTTGCTAGACAGAGTATGATTCTTGAGCGGTTCCAGATGGGCCTTTATGGGCCGCCTCAAGATCCGAAGGTTGCTAATAAAGTTCGCCGTATGATGGATGAGGCGACTATTGATGATGTTTATGATGATATTACTCCGGATCAGAATCTTGCGCAGAATGAGAATAGGATGCTCCGACATGGTGTTCCGGTGAATGTTAATATATATGATAATGACATTGTACATCTCGCTGAGCATGATAGAGATATCAAGTCTCCTGAAGTTCAAGCAAAGTTAAAAGAGCCGGATGGAGCAGATGTTCTTACGGCTTATACTAACCATATTAACCAACACAGAGAACGTCTGCAAAAGCAGATGATGGTGCAACAACAGATGATGGGAGGACCACCAAATGTACTGGCTGGGCCGCAGCAACAGAAGACCCCAGGTTCCCCAATGGTCTAGACCTGGGGCGGAATTTGGTCAGAGAAGACCCTTTGACTTTCCTCTTCAGGCTCTTACTAGGGGTCAGGCGAGTAATATAGTAAAGCCACTTCAGGAGGAGAAGGATGCCATACCATATTCGTTTTTTCAAAAAACACTCCCCAGACCGGCGTTGGTGTCTCGTCCGGCGCAACGGCTCTATCAAACAGTGTCACCGTTCACGGAACTTGGCAGAGAGGGCGAGAAGGGCGATAATGATGAACGAGAGTCGAGAGAAAGAGAAGAGTTAATCCCACGAAGAGGAGAAAGTAGAAATGCATTTTTATATCTTTTAGGATCAACAATTCCTTCAGTAGAAGAAGGTATGAGGTTAAGAGAAGAGGAGAGAAGAGGAAATGATCTAATCCGGCAGTTACGTTTCCGTGATTATATGAACCGGCTACCTTTATTTCTAGGAGGGAGGTTTTTCTAATGAAGAAAGAAGAACTAGAACACAGGTGGAGGGAGGTGATAGGCACTTATCTAAAACTGAAGAAGCTCCATGGTCAGTTCGTGCAGGAAGCAAATGGATTCCTTCTCGACCATCTTGGCCCCGAGTTGCAGAAGGTCTTCCAGATGCGCCTGCACAAGAGGAGATTTTCTATTTTTCTAGAAGATCTCCTACATTGGGAAACCACTAAAGGTAATCTCAATGAACTGACACCCAAACCCCCAAAGGATTCAACTTCTAAGGTAGAGCAACCCGAGAGGACTCTACCTAAAGTTGAACAACCGAAGGAGATGAAGGATGGGAACGATTAAGATCGGCGACTTCGAGATGGTCGTCAGAGACAAGGATGGAAAAGAACTGGACACCGTACCTGATGATCTTCCTATTGTTGACTTTGAAGGTAATCAACTGACGGTTAAAGAGCTGAAGGAAGGTTATCTTCGTCAACAGGATTACACGAAGAAGACTCAAGAAGTTGCTGAACTTCGGAAGTTTCTGCAAGATCAACTTGGTCTACAGGATACCAAACAGGGTGTTCGAGTAATCGAGAACATGCTGTCGAAGTTGGCAGAACTTGAGCAGGTCGGTGTCATTGATCCTCAGACAGGAGAGATCAGGCGGGACGTTCTTGGGAAGGGAGCTGGGACATCATCTTTTAGTAGTGACGATGACGATGATGATCTTGGCGGTTATCCTTCCAAGCTCGACTTGCAATCTCTTCCTCCTGAGGTCGTTTCTGCTGTGGAGCAGACCAAGGCTCTCTCGAGAGATATGGGGATGCTCTTGAGATATATTGCAGATCAACAGATCAGCTCTAAATTTCAAGACTTCACCGAGAGAGATCGGGAGTGGGTCTTTAAGATGGCAGCACAAGATCCTACTCGAACTCCTCTTGAGTGGGCTGAGGAACTCCATAGTGCCAAGAAGGAATGGGGCCAAAAGGCGATAGATGAATATGTGAAGCAGCAAGAGGAGGAAAAGAAGGGCCATGCCAGACCTGGTACTGGTGACAAGGAAGGACTGGAGTTATTTGGTGAAGATGTCGCCTTTAGTTTCAGGCCTGGGGAAGAGCAAGATGGTAAGAAAGTCCTTGATCCTCGTCAAGCTGCTGAAGCATATTTGAAGGCTGCACTTGAGGAGGCGTGATGGCATACTCTGGTTCTACTGCGGCGATCTTGAGCAATTACGCTTACGTTCTCAAGACGTTCTATCTTCCGGCCATTCGGGAGCAGATCAACAATGCGACTCCGCTCTTGAAGAGGCTGAAGAGAAATCAAGAGTCCGTGAGTGGTAAGAATGCCACTATCGCTGTGCATTATGGTCGGAACTTGGGGACTATAGCTCTTGGTGATGGTGATCTTCTGCCGGATGCCGGTTATCAGAAGGTCATCGAGACTACAGTTCCCACGAAGTATAACTATGGTAGGATAACTGTCTCTGGGCCTACCATTGCTGCCACCAGAGACAATCGTGGTGCTTATGCTAAGGCCATTGACTATGAAATGAAGGGCATGGTGAGAGATCTTACTAAAGATATCAATCGCCAGCTCTGGGGTTCTGGTCATGGTATCTTGGCAAGGTGGAGATCTACCACTAGTGGCACCGTTTACACTCTTCAGAAGGCTTACATTCCTGACACGGGCGGTGCCGGCTTTGGTTCTACCTTCGGGGCGAAGTATCTTATGCCTGAAGGCGCTACTGGTATGGAAGCGGTGGTTGTTGTTTATACTGGTAGCAGCACTAACACCATTGCCGTAGACACTACTGACATCTCTCCTAGCGCCTTGACGAAGGGAGCTACCTACGATACTATCACGGTGTCTGACCCCTCTGTAACTGAGGCGGCTGGTACTGTGTATATCAAGGGTAACTCTTTACGAGCAGTGTTGTATGGTACTGGTGCCACTGAGGCAGTCACCCGTAAGGAGATGATGGGCCTTTGGGGTATTGTCAATGACAAGAACCCCTCTGCGTGTTTTACTACTGACGCATACACCAGTGGTGAGTATGATCTTGCTACTCCTACCACACTTCAAGGGCTGAGTGCTAGCACTTACTCTTGGTGGCAGGCAAATGTTTTCTCCCATCCCAATGGGAGATTCGCAGGTCAGCGGGCGCTTACTACTGTTGATATGCAGGAAGCAGTAGACGCGATAGAGGAGCAATTGTCAGATGACACTGGTAATGCACTCTCTCCTACGATCATTCTCACCACAAGAGCAATCCGTCGGCAGTATGTTGATTTGCTCTTGGCGGATCGTAGATTTGTAGAGTGGAAGACTCTTGATGGTGGGTTCAAGGCTGTTGAGTTCAATGGCATTCCTCTTGTCGTTGATAATGATGCCATTGATGGGGATATGTACTTCCTCTATGAACCGGCCTTGCAGATCTACCAGATGTCTGATCTTGACTGGATGGATAAAGATGGCAATATCTTGAATCGTATTGCCAACTATGATGCCTATGAGGCCACGCTCTTCTGGTATGCAGAGCTTGGTTGTAGTAGGCGGAATGTTCATTCAGTCTTGACTGACATTGCTTATTAAACTTATTCACCCCTAGTGGGTGAAGGGTGGGTGGGTGGCAGGAGTAAGACTATGGGTCAGAAATTCGCAGTAAGGGAAAGTCCAACTGTTCTTGATCTCTTCACCGCCAGCTTAGTTGGGCAGGTCTTCTTGGCATATCCGGCAGATAATGGAGATCCGGCAGATGGTTTTAGTGATATGGTTCATAGATTCCCTTCGGGGAGGGTCTTTAGAACTATCACTCAAGCCATCGGTGCTGCCAGGGCAGGCATGCCTGACTATGTTCTGGTGTGTGCTCATGATGATCATGACTCTGATGCCTGGACAGAGGATGTTACTGCCAGTAAGGATAACATTCATCTAATTGGCATCAACAAGCCGAAGATAGATGGGACTGGTGATCTCTTCACTGTCAGTGGGGATAATGTAGAGATTGCCGGCTTCTGGATGTCTCCGGCGAGTGCTAAGAGTGGTGTTGTTGTTGACGCTTGTGATTTCCTCTTCGTGCATGATAACTTCATCGTGTGTGAGGCATCCGCGTCAGGGACTATTGGGATTGAGATCGGTAACACCACTGCGGCACATAATGTTCTAGTGAAGGATAATTTCATTAAAGATGGGATCAATGGAATTTTCCTAGAGCTAGGACATCATAACAGGATCATTGGTAACACTATTGTTACCACCGCGAATAGTGCGATTGGGATTAATGAGACACATAATTCCACTAACGCACTTTATCTTCTCTTCGCGGAGAACACGATCCTGCAAGCTGGGACTGGTACTACGGGGATCTTACTCACTAATGACACGGCTGCATCCCACGTCGTAACGAAGAATCGAATTGCAGGTAGTGCTACTGCAATCACGCAAGATAAGTGGGATGAAGGTGTGCTTAGTGATAATGTAATCTATGGTGGGACGGCTGCCATAGTGGTGGTTGACCCGACGGCGTAAGGTAATGCCAATTTATGAGTTTAAATGTGTAACTTGTAACCGAACTGTAGAGGAGATCTGCAAAAGTACAGATCCATCCCCCGTCTGTCACTTTTGTGGATCTCCTACTATAAAGATTCCTTCCACTTTTGGTATAGCCGTAAGAGGGCAGTTTACTGCCAAGAAGGAATTGCCAAGTAACAGAGTTGAGCTAGACGATTTTATATCTGATTTTGGTCATGCGCCATTATATTCAAATCCAGAATCCAAGGAGAGGGCAAGATGGGCCTTGAAGAAAGTTAAGTTTGGAGAATATGATGCGAAAATTTAAGGTTGTGCCCCTAGCGTCTCCTACCAACATGAGCCGCCCTCCTCATGCCACTTTGGGCGTTAGGGGCACTTTTTTCTGGAGTGGATGATGTTTGATTGGTTAAGAGGTGAGGAAGGAAGAGATGCTTTCGGGCTGAGAGAAAGATACCCCAGCCTTCCTCAAGAAGATGTTGCTAGAAGATCCTTAGCAGATGCTCTTGGATTTGGTGGGTTGTGGAATAGGATTAACAAACCTGTGGCATTTGAGATAGAGCCTGGGAAATATTATTATCAGGGGCGTTACTATGAACGCCCTCCCGAGAATGCCTCTATTATTCGTCCTGAGGATTTAGGAGATTTTCTGCCATTAGGTACAGTGAGCGGAGTGGCAAGAGCATTACAGAAAGCAGAAGAAAACCCTGTCGTTCGCGCGAAGATTTACTCTTGGTTTTCAAAACCTAAATTGACAAGATATGTAGGACATGGAGCTATTGGAACGTTTTACTCTCTTGGAAAACAGGCACCAGGAACAGGAATTAAGAAGGGTATAATGGGTCTGGGTATGGAACGTGGTAGTTTACAGCACTTTGCAAGATCATTTGGCGTTTCTTCTCTTGAGGAGGCCGCGAAAGCAATCCAGAAAGATCCTGTGTTGAAAAAACATATTCCCAAGATCTACCACCTTGGACGGACATATCAACTTTCTGAAAAAATAAATATTGTGCCTTGGGAATCTGTCCGTTATGTTGACGAGCCTACATTCCGAAAGTTTGCTCTTGATCTTATCGGGCAAGCAGATAGATTGGATAGGAAGTTGAAAAGATTGGGTCTGCGGTACACAGACGCGCATGAAGGAAACATAGTCTTTGACGAGGATGGAATACTGAAGATAGTAGATCTTGGTGGATTTGACGAAATAGTAAGTAGGCGGGTTCCTAGTCGTAGGATCACCTCCTGTGTTATAAGGGCATTAGCTTCATATAGAGATGATCTAAATCTTACTAGATATCCAGTCGAAACGATGCAGAAAATTGCTCGGGCGTATAAGAGAGGTCTTCTTGACGACAAAGATCTTGCCAAACCAGAGTTTTGGTCTATCGCAAAGCGCATTATAGAGCGGAGAATGGAGAATGTTAAAAAGCCCATCCCAAGATGATATTATCAGAACAATCGCTCAATCTCAAGTAAGAGTTGAGACTCCTGATCCTTTTGGGCTTTCTCAGAAATATCCTGAGCTGTGGCAGAAGTATCTTGCTCAGCAGCAGGTAGGTAGGGAAGCGGATATCACTAACAGATTCGCAGCGGCGAGAGAGCTTGAAGAGATGAAGAGAGGGTTTTTTGACCCAAGACTTCTTGCTCTTGATGTTGTAGGGGAGGCTGGTCTTGGTGCGCCGTTGTTGATTGCGAAGGAGAAAGTTCTTAAGGAGATACTTCCTAGATATATTGAGAGGCTTTTCCCTGTTCTTCGAACTTACAAAAGTGCTGCCCAGGTTCCTAGTCATTTAAGGCATGAGTACATTAACGCTAGGGCTGTGAAGAAGAATGTTGAGAAGCTATTCAAGAAAATTCCTCAAAAGATTTATGATGAGATTGATGAAATGACTTTTACGCCACATCCTCAAGATCCCACTGCCTATGGCTCTTGGGACCCGAGAAGAAAAAGTTTCCATCTTGTCACTCAAAGGATTAAACGCGCAGCCGAGCAAGATCCTTGGGAAGTGGCAAGAACTCCGGCGCATGAGATGTCTCATGTTATTTCTACATACTTAAGGAAACACCCGACACATGGGGAAACTCTTAGAAAAGCTATGGATAAGTGGAAAGATATTCATCTCTTAACGCATTATGCGAGAAGACAACTGTTACCTGAGTATGCAGAGAACTTGGATTATCTTCTCTACCGGCAAAGCCCTGAAGAGGTTTTTGCTCATGCCTTTGAAACAATATATACTGGGACTGGAAATGCAAGAGAAGCTTTGAGAGAAGCTATTAAAGCGGGCACTAACGCGGCAGACGCTCAATTGGGGACATTGTTATATCTTTATGAAAGAGGTACTATGGCGCCTTTTATACATTCAAAGTATGTAAATTTGCTCTCGAAATATAGAAGAGCGGCTAGGAGAAAAGGAAGTTTGCCAACCTGGTTAAGAAACATAGAATGGAGGGCAGAATAATGGTAGACTACACAGCACCATCAATACCACCTGGGTTCAAACAGAAGTTAAGAGCCATTGATAAAGATCTTTACCCCAAGTGGAACGCAAAGAGACGGCAGTGGGAAATTTGGTGGAAGAGGCCATTTCGTGAAGATGTTTGTGTGGTGCTTGTAGGTGGGATTGACAAGTGGGGAAGAAGGATTTTTCAGCCTTTAGATGATAGGGTAATAGAGACTCTCCGGAAGGGGGATCTTTATAACATCGGCCCAAAGGCTTTTATGAGAATGATAGAAGAGGAAGAAAGAAAAGCTCTGGAGGCTCAAGAACGTGAAAGAGCAGAGCAAAGAAAGGCAGTCGCGGAAGATATGGCAGAGCATCTTAAACTTGTGCAGAAGCCTATTGGAGTGCCTACAGAGAAGGAGTATCAGAAGCCGAAAGGTAAAATCGTGGATTCAACATCACTTTCATCCGATTCATGTTGAATGTAGGTTTTATGATCTCTGCCGTTGGTATGATAAATATATCTATCAGCCTTTCATCAGGAGGCTTACGAAATGAGAGATGCGTATGAGATAGGAGAATATCTTCAGTATCTCCTGCACGACTCTACGGAGAGTATGTGGGATGAAGCAACTAGACTTACAGCTATAAATGCTGCTTATGATCAGATCTGTAATAGAATCATTCAAGCATATGAGAATTGGTTTTATACGGAGACGACTCTGACTCCTGGAACTTCCTCTTGGGAAAAAACTCCTTTTGAACTACCGAATCCTAAGACTGTTGTGAAGATTCTCCTTGTGACTGATACAGATGGCAGGCCGATTGAGCCTATTAACTTGGCAATGAGAGATTACAGTTATCCCACAGTGGCGAATAGAAATGTTGATATGGGGTATTGGTTGGGGCATGATACTCTCTACGTTAATGCAAAGGATTACACAGATAATCTTCGACTTTACTACATAAGAAGACCTTGCAGACTCCTCACCGGAACAGCAAGTGCTGGTTCGACTAGTTCTATCACTTTCGCAACAAGTCCTGCTCCGGATGGGGTAGATGATTATTACAATGGGTCATATCTATGGATCAAGTCTGGAACTGGGGCTGGACAGAGGGTGGAGATAACTGATTATGTTGGGTCTACCAGAGTTGCCTCAGCAACTTTCTCTACTGCGCCAGATACTACTTCAGCCTATGCTCTTGAATCAGAGCTGCCAGATGGTCATAATGAAATAGTAGCATATGGGGCAGCAATAAGAGCTTTGCAGTTTGACACAAGACAGCAAGGAAAGTTAGAGCAACTTAAGCAATGGTATACCAAGCTAGAGTATGATCTCATTGATTATGTAAAAAATCGTCAGGTTCAAACTTCAAGATCTGTTTTCATGAGGAATTTAGACTGATGGCTAATAAAGATGCACTAGATACTGGTGGAGTTGAAGAGAAGCTCTTTGTGGGCAGATTAATAACTGCTTATCCTGGCTTCCTGATCGGGCCGGATAATTATGTTGTATTGAAGAACATGAGATACTTATCCGGTGGTGTCGGGATAGAGACGAGAGGAGGGACGAGGAGATTTAACGCAACTGCTGTTGGGAGTGGGGCAAATATAGATAAGATCTTCCAACATATCTACACAAGGAATCAAGTAGACTATGCAGATACTTACGTTGTCACAGATGAAAGGAAGTTATATCAGGCGGATTCTATTCCAGAGTCTTCTAATGGCTCTGGAAGCCTTGGTTCTTCTTTGTATAGTTTTTCCTCTGGAGCTGATATTCCGTCAGTATGTCAAGTGGAAGACGTTGTGGTTGTATCGACAAGGAAGGATATTGTGACTTATCAGGGAAGTCTTCCGCCGATTGATGGTTTCTTAGTGGGGCATGATATTGATAATGCAAACACAGGTGATGCAGAGGATGGGAAGACTTTCTATGTCTGGACGGATGAAGTTACTGATTTTGATGATAGTACGTATGCTGTCTTTACGCTAGACACTCTTAGTACGGATAATGATAATGCTTTCTATGTCGGCTTCTTTCAGCCGATAGAAGGGATTAAGTTTACTCTAGGAACCTCTACTAACAATAACGCTAGTACGTTAACTCTGCAAAAATGGACTGGAGCGGCTTGGAGTGATCTTACTATCACAGATGGGACTACTTCTGGCGGTGCTACTTTCGCTCAGACTGGGACAGTTTCTTGGACCTATGATGGTACCGAGAAACCTAGAATGCTTAATGGCCTTATGTTATATTGGTACAGAGGAACCGTAAATGCTACCCTCGATCAAGTTCATGTTAAGCAAATAGAAGCAGTAAAGCCTTGGGCACAGTTGGTAGATGTGTCTGATGGAGAACAATTTTATTGTACCGGTTTCTATCACTACGATCAGTCCGCAGATAAACATGTTGACTGGTTAGCTCAAGTTATAGACGGAAGTCGGGGATCTTATGCAAAGATAGATGAAATTACCTCTAGTGATGCTATTTATATAGGCTTTCCAGTTAGAGTTATGTCCATTAGTCTAGACATAACTCAGGCCTACAGTAATGATGCCAACGCGGCTGCGATGACGGTTAGCTATTGGGATGGTGATAGTTGGGTGAATTATGCTTCGGATGAGTATCATGATGGGACAGATGCAGATGGTTATTCGTTCACTCAGTCTGGTGTTATTAGACTAGAGGATAAAGGAACCGCAGTGAAGATGCGGTCTATTCAAAACTCTCTACCGATGTACTGGTACAAATTGACTTTTGATGACACCGTAGATAATACTGCAAATGATGAAATAAGAATTTGGCGCGTAAGAGGAGTTGCTGCCCCTAGAACAGTTAAAAATTGTAACTGGGTCTTGAATTTTAAAGATAGACTTTTCAGGTTTGGCCTAGAGGATGCTCCTAATACGGCAGAGTATAGTGCATATAAACTACCTTATGCAATCGGTGGTGCAGACACTAGTGCAGTTAATCCAAGAATTACTTTCGGAGATCACTCAGAAATAACTTGTGCTGTTAATTTCTATAATGAGGCTCTTGTCTTCAAGAGAAATCAGGTATGGATGATGGAGGGAGATTCTCCACAGACTTTTGGAACTTTGCTACTTGATAACACCGTAGGCTGTGTTGCCCCTCAAACAGCACAACTTGTTAGAACGTGGGTTACCTTGAAAGAAGAGAAGAAAGACTTTCGTCACGCTGTCTTCTTTCAGGCGTATGATGGTGTCTACGGCTGTGATGGGATTAGGTGTTGGAAGTTGTCACATGATATAGAAAACTACTTTGACCCCAATAATAGTAATGGGATCAAGGCTGGATATAGGGATAAATCCGTTGCCTGGTATGATAGGTTTAGGAATGAATATAATATCATTCTCTGGCTTGGGGCTACTCCTACTCCTTATAGATTCGTCTATAATACAGAACTCCAAAGATGGGCAGGGCCTTGGGAGTATGGAGTTGATCTCTGTTCAGGAGCCACTTTGGTAGATTCTAACTATGACTCACACCAGTATGGTGGTGGAACGGATGGAAGGCTTTACCACTTGGAGTGTAATAGTTATAATGATGTTGATAGTAGTGGTAATAATACGGCTATTGATAACTATGTAGAGCTTGGGGATAACTGGACTGGGTTGTTAAATAAATGGTCTTACAGAGGCATTTATCTTTACGGTCAAGCCAAATCTAGTGGAGCTGTCACCGTCAAAATGAAAGGAAACGGAAGAACGTCTGCTGTTACTCTTGGTACTGTTTCTATGGTCAGCAGTGGATATACTAACTTTCAAGGAAGAGTTGTGATTGGAAAGAATGACTCTAGCGGATCTTCTATGGAGAATAAGTTTCAATCCGCTAGATTCATCTTTCAAACCGACACGGCAGGAGTTAGTCAGACTCTTTATGGTTATGCCTTGAAGAAGGATATCGTCGGTGAAGCAGAGTAACTATTCATGGAAAAAACCTTGGGCTTTTGAAGATTATCTTGCTATGCGGGCAAGAGTGACGGA